CCCTGCGTGCTCGAAGACGGACGGGTCGCGCAGGATGTCCAGCAGGGCATCACGCGTCGGGATGGTGACCACAGCCGTGTTGGCGGCGTAGATGCAGTCCTCGACGTGGTACCCGCGCTCCTTGTAGTCCTCGATCTGGGCGCGCTCCAGCGGCTCGACCAGCGAGAAGCGGATGCGCCGGTTGAAGTACGCGGCGAAGGGCAGGTGGATACCCTCACCGGAGACACCAGCGATCTTGCTTGTGGTGCCCGTGGGAGCGATGACCCGGCTCTTGATCGGGACAGGGATGCGCATCTCGTTGGCGTACTCGTAGGCCGCACGGTCAACCTCGGCCGCATACAGGCTCAGGGAGCGGCGAACGAGCCAATCGTTCGGAGCCTCCGAGTACCGGATGTCCTGCTTCATGAGGTAGTCGGCGAAGCCCAGGTGTCCGACACCGATGCGGCGGTACCGCGCGATGGCCGCAGCGGACTTCGGGTCCGCGACGGGTGCACAGGTCGCCCGGATCAGGTAGCGGGTGATCAGTCGGTGTGCTTCCAGCAGCTCCGAAATCATCACCACGCCCACGTCCGAGACGAACGCTGCCAGGTTGACCGAACCGAGGTTGCAGGGCTCCCACGCGGTCAAGGTGGCCTCGCCGCACGGGTTGGTGGTGAAGGTCCCGTCCACCTCGCCTACGGCCGTCAGGGAGCTGTTCCAGAAGCCGGGCTCACCGTTGGTCCGAGCGCCGTCCGCGATGGAGTTGAGCACCAGGTGTGCGCCCATGTGGCCCTCCGCCAAAGCGGCCTGAAACTCGTCGTCCACCTCGACAGAGATGTTCGTCGTCCAGTGCTTCGTCATGTCGGCCTTGCACTGAAGGAACTGGTCAATCTGCGGATCAGCCCAATGCATGATCGCCATGCGGGCCGACCGGCGAACGCCACCCGAGACGATGCAGCGGGCGATCTCGTGGTCGATCTCCATGGCCGCGATGCCGGACAGCGGAGCCCAGGCAACCGGGCCGAAGGACGAACCGTGCAGGATCTTGCCGACGTTGACCAGCATCTCGGCGAACGGGGCCGGACCGCTGGCCGTGCCACCGAACTTCCGGAGCGCGGCACCCTTCTGGCGCACGCGGCTCACGTCGTAGACCCGGTGGACGTGCTTCGTGTTCGGGTCGTGGGCGGTACGGATCAGGTCGGCCAGGGCGTCAGCCCAGCCCTCTCGGGAGTCCTCGACCGCGTAGGCACCGTGCCAGCCGTGGTGGTACTCCTTCGAGAGAAGACCCGCGGCCTCCATCTCGGCGTAGTCCTTGTGGGCCGGGTCGCAGACCACGTGCACCACGACGGGGACCAGGACCTCAGGCATGTCTTCGAGGTACCGGGAAGAGTAGTTGGAGCCGACTCCCCCGCCTTCGGCCAGGCGGAGCAGAGTGAAGCGGAAGTGCTCGGCCACGTCCGTGGGGAGCCAGCCAGCAGCCCAGCAGTTGTTGAGGGCGTAGTCGTTCACCCCGGAGGACTTCAGGTGCCGGCCAGCCGGAAGGAGCTTGAAGGACTCGATCAGCTCGACCAGGCGCTCACGCTCCCCCGCCTCGATGTACCGAGGCTCCACGAGACTCAGGTTGCCGTCTACGACGCGGCGAACGGTCTCGGGCCAGGTCTCCAGCTCCCCGTTCGGCTTCTCGCGGCGGTACGTGCGCTCGTAGACGGTCTTTGCGGTCTCGGTGGGGAAGTTGGTCACGCGGCTCCTCGGGTACGGATGTGGCGGTTCATGGCGGCGGCCAGGGCATCGACAGCCCGGTATCCGCGCCGTAGTTCTGCGTCATCGGTGGCCGGATGGCCCTCGACGTACAGGCGGAGAAGAATCTCCTGGTAGTCCTTGTTCAGCCTCGGCATCGCCTTCGAGGCGTCGATGCGGGCTGAGGTGATGTTGTCGGTGATGGTGCAGCGGGTGAGGTCGTCCTTTCGGCCGATCAGATTCGCCACTTCCTCATCCGTGTAGACGAAAGTGCGGAGGACTCCACGCACCTCTTCCGGGGTGTAGTAATACTGATCGTCCATCAGGTCCCGGTAAGCCCTCTCCTTCGCCGCATAACGGCGGCCAGCGTTATACATCACGCGGCGCATGAGGTCTTCGTCGTCCTGATAGCGAGCGATCGTCTTCGCTTCCTCGGCGACGTGGAGAAGAATCTCCTGCTGCACATCGTCAGCCTCGACAATGCTCCACTTCTGGGCGATCTCGCGGCCGACCTTGGCGGCCAGCTCGGAGAGCTTTGCCCAGTCCAGCTCTGCCACTAGTAGCGCTCCCCTTCCACGGTGAACGAGCCCGTTCGAGAGACGGGGATGAGATGGGGGGTGACCTGGGAGCCGTCCACGTAGACGAGGCCAAAGGCGCTCTGCCAGTTGGCGAGTCGGGCACTGCCCAGGTACTCGGCCTTGCGGAGATCCATGAGGTGTCCGACCTCGACGCCGGTCAGCGTCCGGGACGCCTCGACGCCAGTGGACTCGGAGATGATGCCGGCCCTGTGGGTGTGGCCCATGATGATGTTCCGCTGGAAGCGGCGAGCGGCGTTCATGGCGGTCCCGCCAGCGATCCGAGAGAGGCTGATGCCCTTCTGGTGTCCGTGCAGGGCAGTCCAGTTGGGGGCGAAGTCGTAGCGCTCGGTGAAGCGCATGCCGTAGTCGGCCAGGCGGAGAAGGTTCTCTTCGCGGTACTCGTCGCCACCAAGGGACGGAGCACGCTCCATCAGGTGCTTCTGCGGGCGGAGGCCGTGGTTGGACTCCAGCAGGGTGTAGAGGCCGTCATAGACGGCCCGGACCGGCTCCACGTGCTTGCGGCGGGTGTACGCGGCCTCGTCCCTGGCCGTCATGCCGAACTCAGCACGGGTGCCCAGGCTCCAGCGCGACGGCGCGGTGTAGTCGGTGATGTCCCCGATGTTGATCACCTCGTCCGGCTGGTAGTCGCCGATGAAGTTGATCAGGTTGCGGTTCGCCCGCTCGTTCTCCAGCGGCATTTGCAGATCGGAGATGACCACGATCTTGCGGAAGGACTTCTGGAGCTTGTTGACGATGCGCTTCGGGATGTGGGTTCGGTCGGTCACTTGCTGCCCTTCAGGCGCTCGATCTCGCGGTTGATGTACCAGCGGGCCTTTTCGAGATCCTGAATCTCGGTCACCGCGGACTTGAGCCCGGCACGGGCGACGTACTTGACGGCGTTGCCCTTGTTGAAATTCATCTGCTCCGTGAGCTGGATGACCTCAACGCCCTTGTAGGCCGTGTAGTGGCTCGGGTGGTTCACCGGGTCACTGACGCTCGCCGGATGCTTCGCCTTGGCCAGCAGACGCTTCGCGTCGCCGTAGGGTGCAAGCTCACCGGCCTGAAACGCGAAGACCTCGCCCGAGAGGAGCTGGACCCGGTAGGGGTGGCCGTGCTCCGGGTGGATCGAGAGCACCTTGCCGGCGCTCCCCTTGTGCAAGCGGGTGATCGGAGTGCCATGCGATCCCGGCAGGATGGTGACGAGCACTTCGTCATCCACGCGAAACTTCAAATCTTGCTCCAACTCGTTCGGGTGGTACCACTGTTCAGATCCGTCGCTGTCGAAGCGCACCAGGGGGAAGCCCTCAGGGGCGTAGAACAGGACGCCTGCTTGCCTGTAGCGCGGGCGGTCGGCGGAGATCACGCGGACTCGGATGCCAGAGGCGGGGTCGTCTCGCCAGTTGTCCGGCATCAGAGGCCGATCCTTGCTCGCAGGGCCTCGGGACCGCGTGAATGAAAGAATGAATTCGAGTCGTGACCGCCACCGAGGACGATGACCTTGCTGTTCGGCAGCTCGGCCGCGCGCTTCTCTGCGGCCTCAATTCCGGGGTCGTCGTCGTCCGCCAGGAGAAAGACGGTCTCGTAGCCCGCGAACGCGGGGTTGAAGTGCGGACGCCATGCGCTGACGCCCTGGTAGGCAACGGCCGGCACGTCGGCCGCCTGCCACGCCATCGCGTCGAACTCCCCCTCGGTGACTACGAGATAGGGCGAAGTGGCGATGAGAGCTGAGGTGTTGTAGAGCCGGGGAACGTCACCGGGAGTGGACTGGTACTTGCCGTGACCCTGGTGGCGCTCTTTTTGCCCCGGCGCTAGGAACGAGCCGTGCTCGTCCTTCACACACTCGTCGGCGATGCATCGGTACCTCACTGTCGCTACTGCATGGGGTCCGCCAGCCGGACGCATGTAGGGGATGACGAGCATCCCCGACTTTCGCTCATGGCCCGTTAGAGCCGAACCTACGAAGCCGAGTCGGAACCTCTCGGCGACGCTTTCCAGGCCGCGCGCCTTGATGTACTCCTCGGCCGGGCTGCCCTTGAACTGCCCGAAGTAGGTCTTCGCCGCCTCCACCGAACCGCTCATGTGCAAGCTCTTGAGCCTGTCGGAAGCCAATTGCCTCTTCCCGTTGGATGATGTCGTAACTGTCCAGAGAGACGTCACACACGAAGCAGGAGAATCGACACTGCTCGGTGTTCACGCTTGCGCTGGGGTTCTCCTCGGCGTGAAGCGGGCAGAGGACTTTCTGCCACCCTGCCCGCTCCTTCACGGTGATGCCGAAGTAGTGCTTGAGAACCGCAGCGATCGAGGGCTTAGCCCTCATTGGCCGGGGCCGGCTCACCGACCCTGCGGGTACTGACGGGGAACTCGTACTTGCGGTGCACGCTGTCCATCAGCGTCTTCTCACCGCGCCACTTGCGGTAGTCCACGCCTGTCGTACGCTCAGCCGCCATCGGAATTCCCCTCCCGGTCGAATGTGTAGCGAGGCCCCAGAACCTTCCAGGCCGGAAAGTCTTCGAGGTAGTCAGCGGCCCGTCTCAGAACGTCGGGCCGGTCTCGCGCGCCTCGGGCGAGTAGATGCCCGTTGCAGCGCTGGCAGAGGAGGCCGCGAATAGCCTCCGTCTTGTGGCAGTGATCCACTGCGAGGTTCGTGCGTCGAGTCTCACGGCAGATGGCACAGCGGCCATCCTGAGCTTCGAAGAGGGCCTGATACTCCTCGTTGGTCAGGCCGTAGGTAGCAAGAAGGCGAGCGCCACGAGAGGCAGCCCGCCTGGTTGCGTTCCTACATGTAGAGCACGTCTTCCCCTTCGGGGTGAAGAACTTGACGGCTCGGTTCTTGTCGCACTTCTCGCAGCGGCGATAGCCGGGGCGAGGATCAGGCACAGGCCCTCAGCATTCCTTCGAGCCGGATGCAGTCCTTGACCTCGATCTCAAGGTCACAGAGATTCTGGATCGCGTCCACGGAAATCACCGTGGGGTTCTCTCCCTTCAGGGTAACCACTGCGGAGCGAATACCTCCGCGGCTCGCATTCCGCAGGGTGCTTGCCAGTCCACGGAGAGACAGCCCACGCGACCGCTTGATGTCCAGGATGAGAACAGCTCCGTCACTGACTTCCTCAGTCAGCTCCAGGCCGGGAAAGCGCTCGGAGAGAGACCAACCGAATTCCCGCTCAGCCTCAAAGCTCCGCGCACACTGCTTGGTCATTTCCCGCCCCTTCGTGCTTCTCTCTTCCTGTTCTCAATGTAGGGGAATCGGTGACGCACATCAAGTTAGATAGCAGCTGGCCAGGTGTGATCTAGAACTCAGACGAGATGTCCGTTAGGCGCATATTGACCTTATTGAAGTCGTAGCTGGAGTACGTCCCGCCCGAGGAGTCCTCGAATCCCTCACGATTCTTGACCGGCGAGACGTGCAGAATGCGCCCGTCCATGCCGTCGATCTCCTTGTGAATGGTGAGGATCAGGCTCGGCACTCGTCCGATTTTCCCCTTTACGCCCGAAAGGGGAATCGGCTGGAGCCCGTCACTCCACTCGCCGACGACGTGATGCAGCGCCAGGACGTGAGCGCGGGTGTCCCGAGCCATCTCGGCCAGGTACTCGCACATGGCCTCCAAGCCGAAGGTGAAGCCCTCGGCATCCGCGGCGGCCCCGCCGTCCACGTTGGTGATGTTGTCCACCACGATCAGGTGCGGATAGCAGCCGAAGACCTCGTAGTAGCAGGCGAGATCCCGCTCCAGGTCCCCCGGCGTGGGCCGGGCCTCGTAGCTGAACCTGATCCACCAGCGACGGCCCAGGGCCGCGTAATACTCCCCGAACTCGTCCTTGATCAGCTTGCGCTTGATGGTGCGCACGTCATCGCCCGTGATGATGGCCGTAGCGCGGCTGAGCTGCGTCGCAGCGTTGCTGTCCGCACTGAAGTACATCACCGGCATGTTGCCGTGCATCGCCAGGTTGGCGGCGAAGATGCTCTTCCCGGTTCCCGGCCCGGCAGCCACGAGGCTGAACTCTCCGCGCCGGAACTCGACCTCGTGCTTTGCGAGGCCGTTGAAGGGCGAGGGAAGCGGCTCGCCGGCCGCTCCCTTGACCCTCACAGACTGTGCCAGTGAGTAAATGGGTGGCTCCTTCCCATGAAAAAAGGCCGCGTCAACAAGACACAGCCTCAGAATGTGAAATGACGCACATCAAGGTTTGGGGCGAAAAGAAGAGAACTTGCAGGCGTGCGAGACATCACAGAACCGGCAGTCGAATCCGGGGTTGGCCGGGAAGTCTCCCCGCTTCACACCCGCGTCCATCGCCGCGTACCGCTCGCCCAGCTCGTCTTCGTGCACCTGGTCCAGCTTCACCGGCCGGGAAAGGCCGCCGTTCTTGGCCAGGTACCAGTCAGCATCGTTGACCTCGACACCGAAGAGCTTGCGCACCGCGATGCCGTAGGTCTGGAGCTGGAAGTGACTCTTCGTCGTGCCGGTCTTCAGGTCCCGAGGGCGGACCGCGCCAGTCGGCTTCGTCACCAACTGGTCGATGTACCCGCGGACCTGCACTCCGCCCAGCTCGACCGTGAAGTACAGCTCTAGCCCCGGCTCGCCATCCGGAGTGTTCCAGATGACCGGCGCATTCTCGGCCGCCCAGGCGACGTAGTGAGCCGTCTGCTCCTGGCCCAACACATAGCGCCGTTCGATGTCCTGAGAGCCCGTGTACGGCCCCGCAGACATCCACCGGTCCGTGTCCGACTCCCGCGCCAGATCCTTGTTCACGAGAGCGCTGTACTGGTCCGAGAACAGCTCTACGGCCTCGTCTGAGGTCATCGTCCGCCCGGACCGTTCCACGGCCTCAGCGGCGCTGTGGAACGCCGTGCCGTGGTGGCTCCAAGCGGCCGGACGAGGCTCGACGCGTTCGACTCTGGATAGCCAAAAGCGCCAGGCACACCGCTCGTATTGCTCGGTCTGACTGACGCTTCTCGGCATCGTCTCTATGCGGCTCTGCCGCTCTTGTTGACTAGTAGGCACTCGCGTCCTTTCGGTAGAAGCGAACGTAGGTCCACGTCTGAGATCCAGGGATCAGAGGGTGTGGCTTAACGCATTGC